GGAAAGGTTCTCAAAGGACCAGACTTCTCTCCAGCCGACATGACGAAACTGCATCACCCATACACGTTCCTTAACGCATTTGAGAGTATGAGATGACTGACCTAGCTAATAAATACAATATGAAAGTTGAAAGGAAAAGATAATGTTTGGATACCCAGATTGGTTTATGAAAGAAGTAGAAGAACTTGAAGAAGCACTAGCTGATGGACATATCGGTCACACAGACTTCAATCTAGAGATGGAATACTTGGAAGAGCAACTCAACGAAAGAGAAAATCCTCATGCATACAGCGATTGGGCTTACTAAATATGAAGAGCATGCAAACGTATGAAGAAATTGCAGATGCGAAGTTAGTGGCATACACGCAGGTTGACCCAGATTACGGGATAGACCTGTGTGATGCACAACACCTCATTGCATACTGTGCAAAGGTATCTAACCCATCTTCAATCAAACAACAAGACATGGAGAACTCTGATAAACTTATCAAGTACCTCATGAAACACTCACACTGGTCTCCATTAGAGATGGTGAACGCAGTTCTACGACTTGAGACTACTAGAGACATCGGACGACAAATCATTCGACACCCGACATTCAGGTTCCAAGAGTTCAGTCAGCGATATGCTGCTGCTCTTACGGGAGAAGATCAAGGTATCAAATTAGTATTGTCAGAAGCGAGGTTACAAGATCCCAAAAACCGTCAGAACTCAATTGATATCTCAGAATCAGATCTTGAAACATCAGAAAGGATCCTACTCAGGGCTTGGTGGGAAGACGTGCAAAGAGAACTTGCAAACTACATCGACGTCAAATACCAAAAAGCCATCAATAAAGGATTGGCCAAAGAGACGGCCAGAAAGATCCTACCAGAAGGAATGACTACCACAACTATGTTCGTCAATGGTTCTATCCGCAGCTGGATTCACTACGCGGATCTACGTAAAGGAAACGGAACTCAGAAAGAACATGTGATGATCGCCAAGGCAGCAGCTAAAGCTATCACCAAGATATTTCCAATGATGGAGGAACTATGAAACCTAGAAAAGTAGATGACTTCCCCAAGAGAGGGAACCACATAGGTGAGATCATAGAACTACCGAGTGGTCAAATATACAAATGGATAGGATTCAAAAGATGGTCGAGGGTGTACAATGAGCAATAGATACACAGTATACACAGCAGTTAAATGCCAGTGGTGTGTAAAGGTAATCAAGTACCTAGCCACCAACGGATACGAGTTCGATGTGGTTTCCATAAAAAATAACCCAGAAGCACTACAACTACTGTCTAAAAAAGGGCTGAACACAGTACCACAAGTATTCCTGAACAAAGAACTGATCGGTGGATACGAAGATACAGTAAAGCATTTCAAGAAACAAAAACAAGAACCCAAAACAGAGGCATAAAGAAAGAATGGACGACTACCAAAAATTTATTGCCACCAGCAGATACGCCCGGTGGATTGAAGACGAGAACAGAAGGGAGAACTTCGAAGAGACAGTAGACAGGTATATGGACAACGTAGTCCTTCCTAGGATTAACGGTATAGCTGAGGATTATCTTATCGAAAAGATTAGAGGATATATACTCGAGTTAAAAGTTATGCCATCTATGAGAGCAATGATGACCGCTGGTCCTGCTCTTATACGAGACAACACATGCTCGTTCAACTGTGCATTCCTGTCCGTTGACCATTCTCGTGCATTTGATGAAGCTATGTTCATACTGCTCTGTGGTACTGGTGTAGGATTCACAGTAGAAAGACAAGATATTACCAAGTTACCGACAGTACCAGAACATATCAACCAGACAAGAAGTATAATCACAGTAAAAGACTCTAAAGAAGGATGGGCAGATTCACTTAGAAGTCTTATCGATTGCCTGTATGTAGGTATCATCCCAATGTGGGACGTATCAAAAGTACGACCAGCAGGAGCCAGACTAAAGACATTCGGTGGAAGAGCATCAGGCCCAGCGCCTCTGGTAGAGCTATTCAACTTTGTGGTACACACCTTTAACGGTGCAAAAGGACGCAAGCTAAACTCAATCGAATGCCATGACATCATGTGTAAGATCGGTGAAGTAGTTGTAGTAGGTGGTGTCAGACGATCAGCCATGATCTCTCTCAGCAACCTATCAGACGGTCGTATGCGCGAGGCCAAGTCAGGTGCATGGTACCTAAACAACAAGCAGAGAGCATTAGCTAACAACAGCACATGCTACACTGAGAAGCCCGACATGGAATCTTTCATTGCAGAATGGCAAGCACTCGTTGCATCCAAATCTGGAGAGAGAGGCATCTTCAACCGCACAGCGGCAATCAAACAAGTGGAAAAGTATGGAAAACGAAAATCAAAGATCGTTGCAACCGATCAAGAATGGGAAGACGCAGACTACATTCAATTCGGAACAAATCCCTGCTCAGAGATTATACTACGACCTTATCAATTCTGCAACCTCTCTGAAGTCGTTGCACGACACGATGATAACTACTACACACTTAGAGCCAAAGTGGAAGTTGCTGCTATACTGGGCACAATTCAAGCTTCGTATACTCACTTTCCTTATCTTCGTGATATTTGGAGACAAAACACCGAAGAGGAATCACTCCTTGGAGTGTCCATCACTGGTATCATGGATTCCCCATGGCTCAGAAACGCCGACAAAGATCAACTCGAAAGCCTCAGACTCCACGCAGAAGAGACAAATAGGGAGTGGGCTAAGTGCCTTGGGATCCCGGCATCAGCAGCAATTACGTGCGTTAAGCCGAGTGGTACCGTCAGTCAGCTTACAGATTCCGCGTCAGGCATCCACGCTCGACACGCCCCTTACTATATCAGGACTGTCCGAGGAGACAATAAAGATCCACTGACATCATTTCTTATCGCAAGCGGAGTTCCATCTGAACCCTGTGTGATGAAACCTGACTCGACTACAGTGTTCTCGTTCCCTATTAAGGCACCCGGAAATGCAGTCTACCGGAATGAGAAGACAGCTATAGAACAACTAGAGTTCTGGATGCACTTCCAACAGAACTGGTGTGAACACAAACCTTCTATTACTGTTGATGTCAAGGAACATGAATGGATGGAAGTAGGTGCATACGTGTACAAGAACTTCGACGCTATGTCAGGTGTGTCCTTCCTACCAACGGATGACAACACCTACGAACAAGCTCCTTATCAGGAGATCACAGAAGAAGAATACAACGAAGCCAAAGCTAAGATGCCTTCCTCAATTAAGTGGGAAGACTTATCTCACTTTGAATTCGAAGACACTACCTCTGGTTCACAGACACTGGCATGCTCTGCTGGCGCTTGTGAGATCGTTGACATCAACTAGAGAGTGAAGGGCTGGCCTACGGGCTGGCCCACTCAACATATGACATTAAATAAAAACGGATTTGTGTACTATGAGTGCACAGATTGCGGACAGACTTACAGCAGACTCCGTCTATCAGACGTAGAAGATGAGTGTGAAGTATGCCCGCCCTGCTCCAATCGAAAGGAAAACAATTGGAACATTACCAAGAAGAAGGACCAGAAGCTCACATCATAGTGTCTCTGGTCTTCGCAGTATACATGTTTGTAATGGTCTTCCAACCATTTCACCTAATCGCGGCGGTATTCAAAAATGAAGATCAATAACCTCGTATGGGACATCGAAGCTGATGGACTACTAGATACCGTAGACAACATCTGGATGCTATGTGCAACAGATGACGACACAGATACTAAGTTCACATTCTCGGACCATGATGCATCTTTGCCAGACATGGACTACGGTATGGAACTACTATACAACACAAAGAATCACATTGGACACAACCTGTTCGGTTACGACTTTCAAGCTCTGGCTATGAAGTACGACTTCAAACTAGAGGATGATGTAAAAGTAACAGACACATGGATCTTGTCCTTGCTCAATTGTTATAAGAGAACTCACAATCATGGCCTGAAAGGCTGGGGTGAGAAGCTCGGTTATCCCAAGGGAGACTATGATGATTGGTCACACTACAACAAAGAGATGCTACACTACTGTAAGAGAGATGTAGAACTAAACCGTAAGGTATACCATGTTCTCAAGAAAGAAGCATTCGCATTAATTAAAAGAAACCCTATGTACTCTAAACGTATCGAACTTGAGATGTATATCGCAAGAGCGAACATGAAGATGCAGAAGGGATGGGTATATGACAAAGACCTTGCTGATCGTACTATCAAAGAGATCGACAAGAAGATGAAGAAGGTAGAACGTGCCATCGAACCCAAGCTCGGAAGCAAACGAGTATGGATTGACAAGGCACCAAAGACACCGAGGTACACCAAGAAAGGTCTGTATAACGCTACCACAGCCAGACTACTGACAGAGT